TGACCGAAAAATGGAAGCCGAGTATCTGGACATGGATCCGTTCGGCCTGCCGCCTGCGTGATGAGTGACGCAGCACACATTGCCAAGGCGTTGGGCGGCAAGCCCAACGGCGATGGCTGGATGGTGCGCTGCCCTGCGCATGACGACAAGCAGGCGTCGTTGAGCATCAAGGATGCCGCGGGCGAGCTGGTCGTACACTGCTTTGCCGGCTGCGATTGGAAGGCCGTTAAAGACGCGTTCAAGCGTGATGGGTTGCTCAACGGCGCCAAGGTCGAGGTGCCGACAGTGCCGACAGTGCGGATGGTCGTTAAAAAGTACGACTATTTCGATGAGCATGGCGAACTGCGTTATCAGGTGCGGCGTTTTATGCCCAAGGAATTCATGCCGCGCGCCTGGATCGATGGGCGTTGGCGCGAAGGCCGCGGCTGCATGGATGGCGTTGAGAGGTTGCCGTATCGGCTGACCGAAATGCTGGCGTCGGACCATGTGGTCGTGGTCGAAGGTGAGAAGGACGTGGATCGCCTGGTTGCGGCCGGCATATGCGCCACGTCGAAGAGCGGCGGCGCGAACGCCAAATGGGATGCAGATGCGCTGCAGTATTTTGAGGGGCGTGACGTTTATGTCGTGCCTGACAATGACGTGGCGGGCGTGCGCGGCGCGCGTGACACTTGCGAGGCGCTGGTCGATATAGCGCGATCGGTGCGCTATGCGCCGCTGTGCGCAGACATGGCGCCAGGATCCGATGCAAGCGATTGGCTGAATGCGGGTAATGAGGATTTAGTCGGCGCGTGCGCTGCGTTCCCTGAGTTCGATGTCGATGCGTTGGACGAGGATTTTGTCTTCGACACGCTTGATGCCGACGACATAACGCCGGTGCTGTCGGCTGATGATTATGTCGAGGGCGTGCTGGTCGCTGGTGCGATGAGCGTCGTGTATGGGCCGTCAAATGTGGGTAAGACGTTTTGGGCGGCGGATCTCGCCATGCATGTGGCGGCTGGTTGGGAGTGGCGCGGCTGCGAGGTTACGCAGATGCCGGTGCTGTATGTCGCGGCCGAAGGTGCGTTCGGTATTCGCAATCGCGTGGCGGCGTTTCGTCGGCACTATGAGATGAGCGAGACGCTGCCGTTTCACGTTATTCCGGTCGCCGTGAACTTGCTGTCGGATGACGAGGCGGTGGAGCGGCTCATTAATACGGTGCGCGTTAAGCGGGCCGGCATGGTTGTGCTGGACACGCTGGCGCGGGTGATTGCCGGCGGCAACGAGAATGCGTCAGAGGATATGGGCGCGCTGATCGCCAATTGTGACCGAATCAGGGCAGAGGCAGGCGCGCATGTGATGCTTGTGCATCATACCGGGAAGGATGAGGCGCGCGGAGCTAGGGGGCATAGCTCACTGCGTGCGGCGACCGACACCGAGATCGAGGTTTCTGGTGGCAGTGGCGTTAGCCTCGCCAAGGTTACGAAGCAGCGTGAGTTGGAGATTTTTGGCGAGTTCGGTTTTTCGCTACGGGTGGTCGAACTGGGCGTCAATACCAGGGGCAAGCCGGTAACATCGTGTGTCGTGATTGAGGCAGAGGCAGGGTCCAAGAAGCGCAAGCGCCGGCCTAGCGGCAAGGTGCAGAGGACTGTCTTGAAGGCGCTCTCCAATGCATTGATTGATGCCGGCGTGTCGGTAGCCGATTCCCGGCAGCGAATTGTTTCGGAGGATCAGTGGAAGCGTGAGGCTTTCAAGATGCTGAGCGGCGAGAGCAAGCATAAAAGTACTGCGTTTCGGCGCGCGGTGGAAAACCTAATTGGTGATGAATATGCGGGGTATCGCGATGGTGTTGCGTGGGTTCTGGAGTGACACCGCAAAAACCGCAAAAACGAAAATGCGGTGTTTGCGGATAATGCGGTGTTACACCGCAAAAACCGCATTTCTCTAAGGAATGCGGTGTTGCGGTAACGCATCCTGGCCGTTTTGTGGGGATGGTAATGGTTAGATGGCGAAGAGATGATGTGGCGGCGCTTTGTGAGGCGTGGCGCAATGGTGAGGACATAGGCGTGCTTTGTGACCGTTTCGGGCGTAGCGAAAACGCGATACGTCAACAACTGCATTTTTACGGCGTGTACCGGAGTGCTGAGAAATTGAGTGAGGTGCGGCGGAAGGCAGGGGCAGGCCGTGCGAAATAAAAACGACTTCTATCCTACGCCAGAGTCGGTTGTGGCGTTAATTATGCGCGAAATCTGGGACGATGTACCCGAGGTATGGGAGCCGTGCGCTGGCGATGGGCGGCTGGTCGAGGCGATGGAACGGCGCGGCATGACTGTGATTTGCGGCGACATTGTGACGGGACAGGACTTCTTTGATGCAGTGGCGGCACCATGTCCGACGCTGGTGACGAACCCGCCGTTCCGTCCTATCCGTAAATTTATAGATAGGTCGTTTGAGATTGGCGTGGAGCGAATGCTGCTTGTGTGTCCTGAGAGGGTGTGGGCGTGCGGCCGCGGTTCAGAACAATGGCAACGGCACCGGCCATCGCGCTTTGTTAATATGTCGTTTCGAGAAGACTACCTTGGTCGTGGCGGATCGCCCGATCGGATGCTCGCCGTGTCGATATGGGACCGGCCGCACAGCGAAACTTGCCGGTATGAAATTTGGGATAGGCTTGGGGTGTGACCGAGTGTGACATATTTGCAACATGGGATTGATTGATGGAAGAGCAAAAAGCGATCGCGGTGCTAGACCATTGTCATGGTGTTGATGGATTGGCCGGTTTGTTTTTCGAGGCCGCGGATGTCGAGCGGCGTCTGCCGCGGGCAATCGATTTGCGGGTGAAGACAGGATGGCCCGACGCGCCGCCGGATCCTGGCTTGGCTTACGGATACAATGAGGTCGAGGTGCGGCCGTCGCCAGCGAACGCCAGTGAGGTCGAGCGTTACGATTGGGCACTAGAAATTACGCCGGCGATGGACGCGGAAGACGCGAGGCTGGTGTGGGCGGTCGCGCACAGCGCTGTAGGGCGCGCCAGGGGGCCGCGATGGGCGCTCATAGGGCGAATGCAGGGGCTGCATGCTCAGACCGTTAAGCGGCGCTTTGAGCGCGCTGTGCTGGATTTATGGTACAGGCTACAACATGTCGCGGTTAGGGGTTGCAATGCACGCTAAATGTGGTAATAATTCGTTACGTTGCGGAGTGACGACAGCGCACTTAATGGACCGGCCGGCGAGCCGGTATTTTTATGTCCAAAAAGAAGCTAACCAAAGCCGTTTTCGCGGAGATTCTGCAATTGATTGCGGAAGGCAATCCGTTGCGCAGCCTATGTGACAGAAATGAGCGGTTCCCGGCATGGCGCACGTTTTTGCAGTATTGTCGCGATAACGAAGATGCTTACGAGCAATATCGCAAGGCACGGATCGATCAGACCGAGACGTTGCGTGACTATCTTCTAGAGTTGACGCAACGCCCATTACCGACAGACAAGCAATTTGCCAATGCCGAGGTGCAGCGTCGGAAGCTGGAAGCTGACGTGATCAACCGCATGATCGGCTCGGCGCAGAACCGAGGACTGCGAGACAAGGTCGAGGACAAGCCGGAACAGCCTACGTCGCTGACCATCAAGTGGGGTGACGACGGCTCGACTGAGGTGACGGCAGACGTGCCAGACAACGGGTTGTCTTCTGCCTCAGACCCTCAGCACTCCGCGCGCGAGAAGCTGCACTGATGCATGCAATACTGCACATACATTGGGGCGTCAGGGTCCAAGCCTGAAGGTCATCTCAATGATTTCAAGGGGTTAGAGGAAGTCCCCCGCATTTTCCCCGCACGCGTACGGCGTTGGCGCGCTGTGTCGGTCACTATGCAAATGATATTCATTCGCATTTAGCGACCCCCTCCCCCCCCAGAAGCGCCCGCCGGTTGCTTTTAGCATTAAGGGGTGCACAACTGAGGCTCACACGCTCTGAGGTCCGATGCCAGATATATACAAGCGCCTCGTCAGCCAGATGGCGGCGAAGGGTGCGAAGAACCCCCACGCGGCCGCTACGGCCGCGCTACAGAAGTCAGGCAACATGAAGAAGGGTACGCGCAAGCTGACGGCCAAAGGCAAGCGTCGATCGATCCTGGGCGCCGCTGGCCGCGCAAAAGATCGCGCCGCCAAAGATTCCGGCCGCTCCCCCAGCGCGTACAAGTATAACCCGCGCACCAACCGCGCCACGCTAAAATGAGAAATTACAAGGCCGAATATTCGCGCGAGTCCCGCACGCGCAAGGACAAGCGCGCCTCACGCAACCGCGCCCGCTATGCACTCATAAAGCAGGGCCGCGCCCGCAAGGGCGACGGCCGCCACGTCGATCACCGCAACGGCAACGCCTTGGACAACAGCAAGAAAAATTTAAACGTCCTGTCCCGCGCCGCGAACTTAGCCAAAAAGCGCAAATAATGGAGTACAGCGCCTATTGCCTGCACGACGCTTCCGGCGGCGTGCGCTTGGCAATGTTTTTCGAGGGCTTCATCGACACCGACGACGCGCAGATGTTCCTACGCTTGCTCATGGCGCCATACGAGCCGCCTTACCCAGAAAGCGACACGATACATTGACGGCCAAGGAAATCACGATCGCGTACACGCCGCGGCCGCTGCAGAAGGAGTTACACGCGCTTCTCGACGCCAACCGCTTCAACGTCATCGTCGCGCATCGCCGTTTCGGCAAAACGGTCGCCCTGATCTGCCACATGATCAAGCGCGCGATCGAAGAGCAAGAGCGGCAAGCCCCCGGCACCGCGGACCAGCGCCTGCACTACGTTAGCCCCACATATCGCCAATCCAAGCTAGTAGCCTGGGACTACCTCAAGGCGTTTACGGCCGGCATACCCGGCACGCGATATCACGAAACGGAACTGCGCTGCGATTTACCCAACAACGCGCGCATCACATTGCTAGGCGCCGAAAACCCAAACAGCCTTCGCGGCATTTACAGCGATTTCGTGGTCATGGACGAGGTTGCCAACATGCCGGAAAGCATATTCCCTGAGATCATCCGGCCGGCCCTATCAGACCGCAAAGGCGGCTGCGCCTTTGTGGGAACACCCCAGGGCCACAATTATTTCCACGACCTCTGGCAAACCGCCGCCGACACGAAGGGCTGGGCGCGCCGGATGTACAAGGCGTCGGAAACCGGCATTGTGGACGACGACGAACTGGCGGCCGCCAAGGCCACTATGACCGAGGATCAATACAACCAAGAATTCGAGTGTTCGTGGGTCGCGAACGTCCCAGGCAGCGTTTACGGCAAGGAACTGCAGACCGCCGACGACAAGGGCCGCATAACCAGCGTGCCGTACGACCCGCGCTACCGGGTAGATACTTTTTGGGATTTAGGGGTGCACGATTACACGTCGATCTTCTTTGCCCAGGAGGTTGGCCGCGGCGAGATCCACGTTATTGATTATTACGAAAACCGTGGCGAGGGTTTGCCACACTATGCGCGCATACTAGATGACAAGGGATATCTCTACGGCAATCATTACGGCCCCCACGATCTGGAGGTCCGCGAACTCGGTACAGGCAAATCCCGTCGAGAAATGGCTTATGAACTGGGGATCGCCTTCAGAACCGTAGCTCGCATTCCTTTGGAGGATGGGATCCACGCGGCGCGCATGTTGATCCCGCGCTGTTACTTCGACCGCGATGCTTGCCGCGAGGGCTTGGAAGCCCTGCGCCATTATCACCGCGCATGGCGGGACCGTACGCGCGACTTCGCGAATTCGCCTGTCCACGATTGGTCATCGCATAGCGCCGACGCTTTCCGCACGATGGCGGTAGGGCTGAACAGCCGCGCAGATCCCGATCGGCGCTTACCGCCGGTCGCCGACAACCAGTACAACCCATTTGGTGCAGTCGCATGAGTTTCTTGTTCGGTAAACAAAAGACGCCACAGTTGCCGCCGCCGCCGCCCGTTCCACCGCCGCCGGCCGTCAAACCGCCTGATACAGACGTGCGCGATGAAGTGCGCGCCGACATTAGGCGCCGCAGCGGCCGCACAAGCACGATCGCGACCAGCGGCGTTGGTTTGACGACTGAGCCGGAAACGCGCGTGCCCAGTTTATTATCAACTGCAGGGAAGAAGTAATGTCCGCTGTATTTTCAAAACCGTCTGCGGCACCAACGCCGGCGCCGGTGCAGCCAAAGCCGGTCGTGCACCCATCTAAGCCTGTCGCCGCCGGCCAGCGCGAAGGTGAGAAGCGCGCTACGGTCAGGCGCGTCCGCACGGGCATGGGCACGCAAGCGCGCAGCCCGTCGGTCTTAAGCAGACCTGACCTGATCAACGCGATGTTTCGACCGCGCCAATTTCTTGAAAACGATGCGAAGAAATACTTAGGCTAATTATGGCTTCCGACGACCGCGCAGTAATGTTGCTCAAGCGCCTGGACAAGCTGCGCGTGCGCCGCCGGGGCTGGGAGAAGCACTGGCAAGAAATTGGCGACTACGTTGTGCCGCGCAAGGCCGACGTGACGCGCCAGCGCACGGCAGGCGACAAGCGCATGGAGTCGGTCTACGACGGCACGGCGATTCACGCCGCGGAGATGTTGTCGGCCAGCCTGCACGGCATGTTGACCAATCCCAGCACAAATTGGTTTGAACTTGCCTATATGAATCGCGACTACAATCTTGACGAAGAGGCGAAGGAGTATCTGGAGAGCGTTACCGAAATTATGAACCGCGAATTCCAGCGGTCCAATTTCGCGGAACAAGTCCATGAGCTGTATCACGACCTGATCACGTTCGGCACCGGTGTGATGTTCATCACTGACGCGCCTGACGACAACGGTGTGCGGTTCGCCACGCGCCATATCAGCGAATGTTTTGTGGCGGAAGATGAATTCGGCCGCGTCGATACGGTGTTTCGCGAGTTTAAGATGGATATCCGCGCAATGGCGCGGCAGTTCGGCGAAGACGCGATCGGCGCCGAGATGCAGAAGAAGTTGGAAAAGGATCCGTACGAAGAAGTGAAGATCGTCCACATTGTGATGCCGCGCGATGATCGCGATGCACGCAAGATCGACGCATTGAACAAGCCGTTCGCCAGCATCTACATCGAACCCAAGCAAAAGATCGTGTTGTCCGAAAGCGGGTTCAACGAATTTGCGTATGTATGCCCCAGGTTTTTGAAGGGGAGCCAGGAACAGGGTTACGGCCGCAGCCCTGCGATGACGGCGTTGCCGGATACCGCGATGGTCAACGCCATGTCGTTGACGACGATCACCGCGGCGCAGAAGCAAACGGATCCGCCGCTCATGGTGCCGGATGATGGGTTCGTTCTGCCTGTCAGAACCAAGCCTGGGGGATTGAATTATTACCGCAGCGGATCGCGTGACCGGATTGAGCCGCTCAATATCGGCGCGAACAATCCGCTTGGCTTGAATCTTGAAGAACAGCGTCGGCAGGCGATCCGCGCAGCCTTCTACGTCGATCAATTACTGATGGGTAACGGCCCGCAGATGACGGCGACAGAGGCTGTTTTGCGGAATGAAGAAAAGATGCGGCTGTTAGGCCCAGTTCTCGGCAGGCTCCAAGCCGAGTTACTACAACCTATGATTGAACGCGTTTTTGCTCTCTTACAGCGACAGCGTCAATTCCCAGAGCCGCCTGAGATCATCCAGGGCAGCGATTTCCGCGTCGAGTATGTTAGCCCCCTCGCGAAGGCGCAGCGACAGTCCGACATACAATCGATCATGCGTTTATTTGAACTCATGTCGCCGCTGGCGTCGGTCGATGCCGGCGTCTTCGATCATCTCGACATAGACGGCCTAGTGCGCCACATGATCAAGACGCTCAGCATCCCGGCGTCGGTAACCAAGGGTGAGGGCGAGGTCGCACTGACGCGCGACGAGCGCGCCCAGCAGGAACAGGCTGCGGCTGCAATGGCAGAGGCGCAGCAGACTGCGGAAAGCCTGGGCGCCGTCGCACCGGCTATTAAAGCAATTGGCGGCATCCAAGAGTGACGCCAGAGCATATGAAGGGTCTGCGCGATGACGCGCGGATGCTGCTTAATACATCTGAAGGCCAACGCGTCTTGGAGGATCTGCAGGCGCGGTACGGCTTTTACACGCCGACGTTTTCGGCTGACCCATACGAGAGCGCTTACCGCGAAGGGCAGCGCTCTGTCGTGCTTTTTTTGATGTCGCTTTTGCGCGACGAACCACAACGAGAGGATTTTGATGGCTGAAGAAGAAGATCAGGTAGCGGTGTCGGCCGAAGACGAGCCGGTAGCATCGTCTGACGAAAATTGGCGTAGCCAACTGTCCGACGAATTGAAAGACCACAGCACGCTGGAGCCGATCCAGAGTGTCGAGAATTTGGCGAAAGCGTACGTCAACGCCAGCAGCATGATTGGCCGCGATAAGATCGCGTTGCCCGGCAAACACGCGAGCGCTGACGATTGGTCAGAGGTGTACGATCAACTGGGCCGGCCAGAAAGTGGCGAGCATTACGAGATCGATGCCGGCGAAGGCTCCGACGAAGATTTGGTGGGTTGGTTCAAAAACACAGCCCATGACATTGGCCTCAACAACGATCAGGCGCAGCGGTTGATTGGCGCGTATAACGATATGCTCGGCCATCAAGCCGAGGCCGCCGGTCCCAACCTTGAGGCGATACAGGAAGAGGTCACCGCGGAATTGCGGCAAGAGTATGGCAACGCTTTCGATGACCGCCTGGTTATTGGCAAAAGCATTGTCGATGAGTTTTCAGACAACGACATGTCTAACATCCTATTGGCTGACGGCCGCGCGCTTGGTGATCACCCTGATTTCATCCGCGCAATGGTCAACGTCGGCATGTTCATTCGCGAAAAAGTCAGCGAAGACGATTTTATTGGGGACCGCTCCGACAACTCCATGACGCCTGCAGAGGCGGAAGCGCAGCTTGTCGAAATTGAAGCGCAAAACGGCCCGCTGTGGGACCGTCACCACCCCCAACACCAGAATTTCGTAACGGAGCGCAACAGGCTCTACGAAGCGATATACGGCAATGACGCCGTAGCAGGGTAGCCGCACCGGTCCTGCCGTACGCTTGTAAGACAAGCCGCCGATCGGGCGTTAAACGAAGGATAGTCCGCGCCGCGGGTAGCTGACCGACAAACCCTTAAACCTTAACCGGAGTGTTGTGTAATGAGTACACAGATCACTACCGCGTTTGTGAACCAGTTCAGCAACAACATTACGTTGCTGAGCCAACAGCGCGGTTCCCGTCTCCGCAGTGCGGTACGGGAAGAGAGTGTCACAGGTGAAAAGGGGTTCTTCGACCAAGTGGGGCAAGCGGCTGCGATTAAAAGGACGAGCCGCCACGCTAAATAATTGGCGCATTGATCGGCAACGGTCAATTGATAACCCTGTGAATTCAGTGGAACCCCTAACGGTCACGCCGAGGGCAATACTGAGCGAAGCCCCAAGTAGGGGAACGTGCAACGACTATCCGCAAGGAGTAGGGCCAAGCGGCCCGAAGCGCAGGGCATCCCTATGGGATGGTGATATAGTCTCAGCCGGCAAGAAATTGTCGGGAGCTGTTTATTCAGCCGGTAAGTCAGTCGCGTGGCTTATTGAAGATTCTGGATACTCCACTTGTTGAAACACCCCATTCCCGAAGAATGGTGACCCTTGAGACCTACGAATGGGCAGACCTTATAGACGATTCTGACAAGGTCAAAATGCTCGCTGACCCGACATCGACGTATGCCCAGGCTGCATCCGCAGCGATCGGGCGGGCGATCGATTCTGAAATTATTGCGGCAGCCACTGGCACCGCGAAGACCGGTAAATCTGGTAGTGGCAGCCAAGCGCTGACCAAGACCATTGCCAACGGGTCTGCAGATCTCACGGTCGCAAAACTGCTTGAAGCCAAGGAGTTGATGGACGAGTCCGACGTTGACCCGTCGATCCCGCGATACATCGCGGTTTCGCCGGATCAGGTGACGGCTTTGCTCAACACCACCGAGGTAAAATCGAGCGACTTCAATACCGTCAAAGCGTTAGCTGCGGGCCAGCTCAACAGCTTTTGCGGCTTTCAATTTATCACGTCGAACCGTTTGTCGAAGACCGGCAACATCCGCAAGTGCTTCGCATGGGCACAGGACGGCATTGTGCTGGGCGTCGCCAAAGACGTGATGGCTCGCATCGAAGAACGCGCCGATAAATCTTATTCCACGCAAGTGTTTTACTGCGCCAGTTTTGGCAGCACGCGCATGGAAGAAGAAAAGGTCGTGTCCATCGATTGCGACGAATCGGCTTAGGAGGGCATGAGATATGGCTATTGTCTATAGCGCTCAGCGCACCAAGCTGACGCAGAATGATCCTTCCGAGGTCGTGCAGGCTAACGAGCTTGCCGGTCGCGTCCGCGTGGCTCATGCGACCTACGAAGCATCTTCGCTCGCCTCTGGCGACGATATCGAAATGTTCGCGCTGCCGAATGGCGCCCGCATCCTGCACGGTTATCTCGCGCATGATGCAATGGGATCCAGCACGACCTTGTCGGTCGGGCATGGTGCGTACAACGATTCGTCGGGTACTGCGGTGACCAAGGACGTAGACGAGTTCTACGCCGCGGCCGCAAGCACCTCTGCCCAAAAGGTAGACGTGGCGAACACGCTTGCCTTGGGCAGCGGTATTGAGGTTGACGCCGATGGAGACGGCTACCTCGTCACAGTAACGATGGGCGGTGCCGCCGGCACTGGCACCATTGAGTTGACGATGTTGTACGTCGTTGACTGACTGAATGGGGGGCGAAAGCCCCCCGTTCTTTTTTGTTAAAGGATTTCGCATGGCTTCCGACGTTGATATTTGCAACTCGGCCTTAAATATGGTCGGCGCGAGCAACATCATAAGTCTGACCGAAGATTCCCGTGCCGCCCGATTATGCAATCAACGCTACCCCTTTATTCGAGACTCCGTATTCCGCTCGCACCCGTGGAATGCCCTCATACGACGCGCCGCTTTGGCGAAGGATAGCGAGAGTCCAGCTTGGGAATACGCGAACCAATTCCAATTGCCGGCAGACCCATATTGTCTGCGTGTCTTGGAACTGGAAGGCGAAGAAAACGGCGTGACGTACGTTGTCGAAGGTCGCAAGATTTTAACCGACGAAGACGCGATCAAGATTAAATATGTCGCCCGCATTGTTGACCCTAACGAATACGACAGGCTGTTGATGGAGACGCTGTCCGCAGCTATGGCCGCGGACATCGCATACTCGCTCGCTAACAGCCTTGGGCTACAGCAGCAAATGCACGCGCTTTACGAAACGCGGCTCCGCGAAGCGCGGTTCACCGACGCTACGGAGGGTACACCCGACGATATCACCGCGACGACTCACATTGAGGCGAGGCTGTAAGTGCCACGTCTGGCGCACGCCTTCACGAACTTTACGGCCGGCGAGTTATCACCTCGCCTGGACGGCCGTATCGATCTTGCGAAATACCAAAACGGCGTCACGAATCTGCAGAACTTCATCGTGCATCCGCACGGTGGCGTGACGCGCCGTCCCGGCACTAAATTTGTCGCGGAGGTTAAAAGCAGCGCGGCCTCGACCAGAATCATCGCTTTCGAGTTTTCCAGCACGCAAACCTACCTAATTGAACTAGGGAACCAATACGCTCGATTTTACCGCAACAACGGACAGATCCTGTCCAGCGGATCGGCTTACGAAATCGCAACGCCGTATCTGACGGCTGACCTGTTCCAGCTTAAATTCGCGCAGTCGGCTGACGTGATGTACATCGTGCATCCATCGTACAAACCGCGGAAGCTGACACGCACAGATCACACAGCCTGGACGTTAGCCGAGGTCGATTCTGAGTTTGGGCCGTTCCTTGACGAAAACACGACCGACACAACGATCACCGCTTCAGCGCGCACCGGCACAGTGACACTGACGGCCAGCGCCAATCTGTTCGCCAGCACCGACGTTGGTCGCTTAGTTAAAATCCACGACGGCTTTGCGAAGATATCGGCGTACACCAACGCCACGACGGTATCGGCTGTGGTGCAGCCTAATCTTAAAGGGCGATCGGAGTTGCTGCCGGAATACACGGCAACGACCATCAGCTTCAAGGAGGGTGACCCCAGCAGTACTGGAAGTGAACACAACGACCGCATCGTTGACAGCGCCAAAGATTTTAACGATCAAGGCTTCAAAGTCGGGCAAATGATCACGGTGAGCGGTGCCAGTGTCACCAACAATGGTGACAAGCTAATCGCCGAGGTTACCGACGATACAATCTTGACGGCGCCCAGCGACGACCTTGCTGACCAAGCGGCCGGCAGTTCCTTCACGATCGTCGGTAAACTTGAGGCGACTGACGAATGGTCGCTCGGAGCTTTTAGCGACACGACCGGCTACCCTGGCGCCGTCTGCTTCTTTGAGGAACGCCTCGTATACGCAGGCACGACCAACCAACCGCAAACCGTATTTTTCTCCGAATCTGGCGGCTTCGACCAGTTCAATGCCGGGGCAGACGACGCCGACGCGATGACCTACACGCTGGCGTCGAGCCAAGTAAATGTCATCAGAGCGTTGGCGCCGTCTCGGACGCTTATCATCTTGACGACAGGCGCGGAGTTCGCCGCATCAAGCGGCACGACCGCTGATCCGATTTCACCAACGAACATTCAAATCAAACGGCAAACGACATACGGCACCGCGGACGTGCAGCCTGTCACGTCAGGCACCGCTGTTTTGTTTCTGCAACGTGCTAAGCGCAAGATTCGCGAACTCCAATACAATTTTGACGTTGACGGCTATGTCGCGCCAGATATGACGATCCTGGCGGAACACGTCAGCGCCGGCGGTTTTGTCGAGATGGCGGTGCAACAGGAACCAGACAACATCATCTGGGCAGTGCGCGCTGACGGCGAATTGTGCGGCCTGACGTACCGTCGCGAAGAGAATGTCGTGGCGTGGCACCGTCATCAACTTGGCGGCGTTGTGGAAAGCGTGGCGGTCCTGCCGGGTGATCTTGATGAAGATCAGGTATGGCTAGTTGTGCGACGAACGATTGGCGGCGCGACAAAGCGATACGTTGAACATCTGACCGACATTGATTTTGGCACGTCGGCAACTGATGCTTTCTATGTAGACAGCGGCTTGACGTATTCGGGCGGTGCGACGACCAGTGTCAGCGGCCTCACACATCTAGAGGGCGAGACGGTAACCATCTTGGCGGATGGCTCCGCGCATCCCAACAAGACAGTCTCCAGTGGTGCCGTGACTTTGGATCGATCGGCAACCAAGGTGCATATCGGCATAGGCTATACGTCGCAGCTAAAGACCATGCGCGTCGAAGGCGGATCCGCGCAAGGCATAAGCCAGGGCGCCATCAAGCGCATACATGACGTGACTGTACGCTTGTATCGCACTGTCGGCGCCAAGCTAGGTTCGTCGGAATCGAACACCGATCTAATTCACTTCCGATCGTCGGCGGATGAGATGAGCCAAGCGCTCGACCTGTTTACCGGCGACAAGACGATCGAATTTCCCAATGGGTATGACACAGACGCACACGTTTTTGTGTCACAAGAGCAACCTCTGCCAATGACTGTGATTGGCATATACGCGCGGATGGAAGTCTTTGATCGTTGATGAATTCCGCGCGGAACACGCGATCGAAATTTTGGCCGGACATGACGACCCAGATCGCTGGGAAGAGCAAGCGCGCATTATCGAAGATAGCGGGAAGGCGCTGACAATCTTCATTGATGAGCGGCCGGCCTTGTGCATTGGCATTATCGATATCTGGGATGGATTAGGCGAGGTATGGATTGTTGTGAGCAACGAAATTGCGCAACGACCAGTGTCGATCGCGCGCGGGATGCGCGAACTCCTGGCGGAATATTTTGAATATGGCGGATACCGGCGGATTCAATCGAACGTGCGTGCCGATTGGGATACGGCGCGTCGTTTCGCCAAATTTGTCGGTATGAAGGAAGAGGGATTAATGCCCAGCTTTGGACCCGACGGCGCTGATTATGTGCGCTTCGCGAAGGTGTTGACATGAGTGTCGGAGCAGCCGCTGCATTTAATATGGCCGGCGCAATGGTGGGCGCTGCAGGCAATATGAAGTCGGGCAACGCGGCAAACCGCATTGCGCAATACAACGCCGAGATCCTTAACAGGAACGCAAGGGTTGCGGAGCAAAAAGCTGAGCAACGGCTTTTTATGTCGGCCGTGGAAGAGGGCCGCCTGCGCGAAGATGCGGTTGAGTTTATCGCTGACCAACAAGCTGCATACAACGCGTCTGGTGTTGTGAGCGGCCAGGACACAGCATTGACCGTAGCGCTGGAAAGCGCGCAGCGCGCTGACGAGGTGATTCGCAACACCGCTTATAACAGCGAGATCGATGCACAAGGGCTGCGCGAGGAAGCCGTAAATTATCGGCTGGCAGCCAACATTAAGCGCGCAGAGGGCGCTGAGCAAAAACGCGCTTCAAGGATCCAAGCATTTGGCACCATCCTTGGCGGCGCATCTTCAACAGCGAAAATGTTTGTCTGATGCAGATTCCTGTAATCCAAAAGCCGGCTGTTAATCAGCGCAGCCGTGATACAGGCGCGCGCCCGTTAAGCGCCCAAGCGAACGCCGGCGCTTTCATGGCGCCTGGTCAGGCAACTGCAGCGCTGGGTAAGACGATACAGGGTGAGGCACAAAGCTGGGGCGCGATCTACACCAAGATTTCAGCGAATAAGGAAAACGCCGCAGCGCAAGGTGCGCTTAAATCTGAAATAGAAAAAGCACGCATTTCTGTTCAGCATATTGATGACCCGGTGGCGGCGATGGCCGAGTTCAACCGGCAAGTGCAACCGCAGTTAAAGCGGATGCAAAGCAACGGGTATCGCACGGCTGATGGATCGGTGCTGTCGTTCTCGACGGGTACGTCACGTCGGGCCTTTAACCAGACGGCCGCCACATTGATGGCCGACGCTGGAGCCACGGTGCGTCAGGTATCGCGCCAGCGCATGGTATCTAGCGCCATCGCTAAAACATATGCCGGCATTGATGAGGCTGTGAAAGAAATCGCGCGGATGCCGGAAGGGACTCGACGCGATGTGGATATTGAGTTTCGTGTGAACAAGCCGCTGCGTCAGTTGTTGGATGTTGGTCACTTAGACGCGGAGCAGCACCTCAAGGAATCTCGCCGCGTGACGCAACGCTTGGCGCGGTTGCAAGTGGAGAAATTTTTGGTCGGCGCGGAGAAACCAGAACAGGCGCGACAAGTCTTTAACGACATTAACAGCGGCAAATACCCAGACCTGTCAGCAACCGCGGCCCAGGATTTGAGTGAACGCGCCCAGCGTCTGCAGGACAGTTTGCGCAGGAAGTCAAACGCAGAAGTCGATCGCACGGCGCGGTTGTTAAAAAGTGAGCGCACCAAAAGGCATAGAACTACTTTCCGCGAGTTGTTTGTGCGTGTTAACGACAAAAACAACCCGCTGAGTTTTGTAGAAGTCGAGAAAAACTTCGGTGACGATAATATTAGTGTAAAGCGGCGCGAGGCATTGCGTAAGGCGATAGAAGACAAAGACAGCCCCTTAATTGAAAACAAGGCTGAAGGCTCTAAAGCACTTGACGATCTGCGTAAGGCAGAGACGCGCGAGGACGTGCAGAAGCTCGTAGATGCAGCCTTCGCGCGGACAGACCTCGCGAGCGAAACAAAGATGCAAATCTATAATTTTGCGGAACGTCGGTTGAGTAAGACCCCTGACGCGCGTCGGGAAATTTTGTTCCGCGACACCCTGGAAGCGCTGGCAAAGCCGAATTCAATTCTCGACAAATTGATGCCGGGAT